ACGGTGAAGAGTGGACCATCCAGCGACTCAAGTTCATTAGGCTTGAGTTCTTAAGAAAACTGGCTGGCCTGTCCCCCTCGAATGAGGTGTGGATCAAACGTCATTCTGACGGTAGACCCAAAGGTCCATTTGGCAACCTTTGGAAATTCTCCCCTAAGAGGGTTCAGCAAGTGTGGGCGGTGCTCTCAATCTACACAGGTTTTGTGTATGAGGATCCCGAGTATCGGGCCACCCCCAAACAGCTTGAGAAATTCGAGCTGTCCGTAAAAAGGAAGCCAGTCGATGAACAAGCTTTAAATCAAGCTTTGTCGCTACTAGCATCCGCACGGTTTCCATTAATGGAATTTGACTCATCCCAGAGCGGAACGCCCATGTTGGCAATTCCGATTCCGGAAGAGAAGCGTGCTCCAAGAGTGCTGTTTGGGTGGAAAAACGCCCCAGCACCCCAGACTATTCTGGACAGTATCAATGCCCTCGCCCGTTTTCCTAAGTTTCTTAGGAAGCACAGACGAATTCTAAACGGCACGATTAAAGGTCTCGAGAATGTTCTCGAGGATTTTCTCGCTCATCGTGATATTAGCGGTGACGAGTATGGTGTAAGTGATACTACCCCTAGTCCGTTTGACCAATTTTATGATCAAACGTGGTATCAGGATCGCAATCGTGAAGGAAATGAATCTTTCATTTCTGGTAACATCTCTTTCATCCAAGAAGGTGGCTATAAGCTACGCCACGTTGCTGTTCCGCACGTGGTCTGCCAAGCGGCCCTCCGGCCGTTAGGAGATGCCTTGTTCAGGTACCTATGGAAAATACCTGAAGATGCTTCATCCATAGAGGATCGTCGCATCCCTGAAATTCAGGAATGGTTAAAAGCCTCCAAACGATGTTACTGTTACGATTTATCTGCGGCCACGGATAATTTTCCGTTAGACCTTCAGATAAGGACCCTAGAGTTCCTAGTAGTTTCCAGCGAATGGATTGCATTGTTTAAAGACATTGCCCAAGGTAATTGGTGGTTACCACCAAACCTACCTCCCAGATTGACTGGTGGTAAGCGTGACGAGTTAATGACTCGTTGGGAATTCGGGCAGCCATTAGGATTATATCCTAGTTTCGCGCTGTTCTCCATAACGCATCACTTACTGTTGTCCGCGATCTCTAGGTCGTTCGGGCATGACCATCCATATCGTGTTCTCGGCGATGACGTCATTATCAGTAATGATAATGTCGCAGCAGAGTACGAGCGACTAATGGTGCGTCTCGGCGTTCCCATATCAGAATCTAAGAGTATTGTATCTGATCGGGTGGCAGAATTCGCGGGTGCCCTGATCCTTCCGGACCGTGTATGTTGGTCCTTTAAATGGAAGGGTCCGGCAAATGACCACTCATTTGTGGACATTGCTCGTAACCTTGGTCCCGCTTCCGTGGCCAGTTTCAGACCACGTCAACGGGCGGTTCTGGAAATGATTTCATCTATCCCAGAACCGTGGGGATGCGGATGGAACCCCAAAGGCCTTCCTTTGGAAGACCGGATGGGACCAACCTGGGAAAAGTTATTCTTTTCCAAGGATACTCGACCGCTCTCCTATGCTCCACGCTCCAGGCGTATCTGGTATGCGATATACGGTAACCAGCGATATGCTAGTTTTACCGTCGTATCACCAGACGCCGCATCCGACCAGGATGCAGCTGACCTCGTAGTGCGGGTACTAGGGCCTCGCTGGAAAGTCCAGTGGCTCTATGTACTACCGAACATCGACTTTATAGTCCATAATAAGGACTTGAGTGGAGGTCTTCTATTGGCCAGAGATTGGTCAGAAGTAGATGATGTTCTCTCCCGACACCTAATGGTTATTAATTTGAATAGCAATGCCTCTACACTCCACGTGTTGGAGCGTAAGCTTGGAATTAAGCCATAGCAGTGCC